TCAGCACGCCATTGCCATGCGTGTCTAGCTGTGGGGATGCTGTCATTTCGCCCTCTAATGTTGGGATGATAATTTTATCTCCAACGTACCGAGCCTTGCGCCCGCCTTGATTAGCAACAATCCAATCGTCAAACTTGGTCGCGTAATCAACGTCCACCAAAGCATTAAGCGGACCTTTGAACTGCATGGCCTATTCCAAAGCTGTTCTGAACGGCCTCGATTGCCCTCTTTTTCATCTCTTCCTGTCCCATGCGGTAGAGGGTGCGGCCAAACTCGGCAATCATCCGTAGCCTATCGGTGCTGTGCGGGGTGGTGTTCCAGATGGCATATAGTTGTTCATCGGTCATGGCGTCGTCTCCGGTTCGCGCTCCAGCGGGCAATTCGTCAACGACTCACAGTCTCCGTAGCAGGCATCGCAACCGCCGAATAATTCAGCGGAACGGTGGAGACGCGCCTTTAGTGTGTCGTTCTCGGCGCGGAGGGTTGCAAGTTCTTCTGCCATCTCTGAGATTCTGCGCCCGGTGATGTTTATGGTCTCGGCAATAATTTCGGCGCTATCCTCAACGGCTTTTTTGCGTGAAGCCCGCATCTCCTCCAGCGCCTCCCCGCTTGGCTTCACGGGCGACGGTGGACCAGAGGGCGAAGGGGGGGCCGTGGCCTCTGAACTGGCGCTTTTTGCGATATTCAGCCATCGGGCTTTCTGTTCTTCGGTCATGATTTATTCATCCACAGATCGAACTGCGTAGTTACGCGGCGCTTTTTCCATCGGCCTGGGCATTGTTGGGCATCCCATCTATCTGCCATTTCCCGCGCATTGTTTGCGGGCCTGTTATGGTTTTGCGCGACATCGGTTGAATCAACAGATGCAAACGGGAAAATGCCGCCGCTGCATTGCATCCCACGCAGCATGTGAATTGCTGGCGTTCGCGTGTGATGCTTGGCGATCAGGTTCCATGCGTCTGACATGCGAGCGATCCATGTTTCGGACATGACGACAGCATATTCGGCGGTTGATCCAACGCAGATGCGCGGCCATTCGTTTGTTAGGCGCAACAACCGTTCAAGCGGTTCGTCCATATGCCAAACGGGCGCGCCTCTGTGGCCGTGGGGCCATTCGCGCAACAGTGCGTCTTGATGCTGTGATCCGGCGTCGATCACATCAGGTATGACCGCCCACGTCGTTGGGTAATCAAGCCACTTATCGCACCACTCGTAATAGGAGCGCCAGTTCGGTTCGTGGCCGCGTTTCCATGCCGAGAACGCACCGTTGTCGAGCATGACGGATTGCCCGATCCGGTGGCAAATTTCCACGTTGTCAGGCCTCGCGTGAGAAACACAGAACGATTTGCCGAAAAGCGTGAAAAGCACTTCCTGTGGCGTGATTGGGGTGCCGTGGTAATGGATCACGGAAACCTCGCTTTCAGTTCGAACAACGCCAGCCGCGATTTGAGGTGTTTGATCTCCTCCAAAATATCCTTGTGCCACCCGACGATTGAACGCAGATTTTCCTCCTCCGTTTTGTCGCCGCTTTCTTCAAAACTTCTGACAGGCCCTTCTAACCCATCAATTCCAGCGGCGAAAAAATCGCGCATCTCCTCCAGTGCCTCCCGCTTGGCTTCGCGGGCAATGGTGGCGCAGAGGGCGAAGGCTTCGTCTCGTCTTAAAATGACATGCGACCAATCCTCTTCGGAGGACATCCAACTTATGAGAGACCCGTTTTCTTTAATCATTTCCAGCCATCGGGCTTTCTGTTCTTCGGTCATGGCAAATCCTCATTTATTTTGATGCACATTGACATTGTAACCCTGTACCCATCCGCCCGCTCTTCAGCGATCATGGTTGGCGCAAGGTGGTTGCATTGGGCTATCGTCCGCACGGCCATAGGAACCTCAACGGGTGCGCAATCAGCAGATCCCAGCCTTGCCCGAACAGGTCGCGGGCATCGCCGACGATGTGCTTCGGGCTGCCGTCTTCCGCCGGTAAGAGGTCGCAGGACCACGCGGCATGGCCGAGAGCGGCAAAGGCGCGCCGGACGACGCCGGAATATTCACAGGCAACTAAAACACGCATATCGATATCTCCTATGTGAGCGCCCGAAAAATGGCCTCGTAAATTTCAGTCATTAACTGCGCGTTTTCCCTCTCGTGCCTCTCTACAAGCCCTCTCGTACCCTTCATTATCCAGGTACTGCTCACACCAATCCCCAATCATCACAGCGATCTCTGAAGGCATGGATCCTCGAGTGATCGTTGTGGGTTCCCACGAGTGCATAGAGATCTCATCATCTTCCGCAGGCTCTCCACCAGACCAGTACGTCGGGCCTTCCTCTGGGTAACCCTTGGTATGCGTGAAGGTGATCTGGACGGGTAATGAGTCACACCCCACAGGGCACTCGGCCTCGATGGAGTAAAGTTGCTGGTGGGCATTATTATTATTAGAACGGACATTCTCCCGTTGCTGGGTCGTGAGTGAGTCCAGATCCCATTTGATCAAACGATGTTACCTCCTTGCTAAGGCCAGTCAGGGGATCGTAAGCAAGCTGCAGGGTCTGGCCTGTGGCCTTGCCGGTATAACGATCCTTCAGTATTCGGAGTGTGGTGACCTGGCGCGACTGGACATCCTCGTCCTGTTGGTCCCGCTCTAGGCCAATCATGTAGTGGGACCAAAAGCCAATGGCTCGAGACCCCTTGAATTGCCTTATGGTTACCCTCGCGCCCTCCTCATGTGATCCATGCTCTGGAGTTGTGAGGTGGCTGACGAGGATCAGCATGATGTCCAGCTCTTTCACAAGGCTGCCCATGCTCCCCATGATCTTCTCGAGGCTCCCCCTCTCGTCAGCCCCAGTGTCTGCCAGGGCCGTGAGGTGATCGAGGTAGAAGATGCGGTACCCTTCAGCCTTCGCTAGGTATCTGATGTGTGACTGGAGTCTGTCCCACTCGGCGCATCCGAAATGGTCGTAGAGATCGAGGTCATCAGTTGAGCATAGGCTGTCAATAGCCGCATCGCGTTCGACATCTGTCCATCCGCTACCAGGGATGTGAAGAGTTCTGCCACAGGCCTTTCCAGCGATGCGGAGACCTGTCTCGACAGGCTGTTGCTCGAGGAAGATAACACTGACTTTCTCCTTGAGGGTTGTGAGGTCGTAGGCAATCTGCTGAGTGAGGAAGTCTGTCTTCCCCACACCTGTGCCAGCCCCCAGTGTGTAGATCTCGCCATAGCGGCGACCGTAGGTAAGCTCAGTCAAGCTTGGGAGGAACCAGGGAAGCCCCAGGCGGATAGGGGCCTTCATGGCCTCCCTGATATCAGAGAGCTTGACGCTGCCCTCAGGACGCCACGGCTTTGCTTGCCATATGGCGTTGATTACCTCAGCCCCTCGCCCTGTCATGAGCATCTCTGAGGGGTCTTTAAGGGGCAGACTGGCAACAGCTACCTTACCCACGGGGAACAGCGGGGCACACTCAGCCACAGCCTCCCGGCCAGCCTCGTCCATGTCGAACATGAGGACGACCTGTTCGAACTGATCGAAGAACTTGAGGTTCCTCGCGATGGCCTTAGCTGCCCCTTGTGCCCCGTTAGGGACAGAGACAACGGGCCACTTGTTGGACTGGATCTGACTGACTGACATGCAGTCGATCTCACCCTCAGTCACCACTATCTTACGCGAAGCTCCCCACAGGTGCTGCCCGAATAGCTGGACAGCCTTGAAGTTGCCTACCGTGGAGAAAGACTTGTCAGCACCTCGTACCTTCTGGGCAATGACCGCGCCGGTCTCATCACAATAGTCCGCAAGCTGCACCCCCTTTCCTCCCAGGGTGCCAACTCGATATCCAAACTTGCGGCAAGTCTCTTCCGTAATCCCTCTCTTGATAAGGGCAGCGAATGTGCCCTCGATGAGGCCCGTGGCGATGGCTTGTCTCCTTCTAGGTTGGACATCGGCAGCGCCCGTATTGTCCCCATGCTCATAGTGTTGGCATCGGAAACAGTAGGCGTGGCCGTCTGCATATCGAGCGAGAGCATCACTCGAGCCACACTCTGGGCATGGCTCGTGCCCGGTGAAGCTGACTTCACTTTTCCCCATACGCCAGGCTTGCTCCATTAATACTCATTTGATAAGCCTCACGATGTCATTGTTGGATTGGGTCTCACTAAAGCCATTATACTGGCCACCTGGGTGCCAACACATGCGGGTACTTGAGTTATAGATGCGGCCCCCTAGCTGGTAGCATTCGTCCCTACCCGGGGCGAACAGATCCACATGCACCAGGGCACCACATCGAAGCTGGTAAAGGCCAAACGGGAGGTGCCCCTCAGGCGTCTTCTTGGGGAGGCTCAAAGGTATCCTTTAGGTTTGCTGAGTAGCGGACAGCGGATTCTGGGTAGACAGCTTTGATCTGCTCTATCAGCCACCCAAGTTGGGCCGCTTGTTCTGAGGTAGCGTCCCCAGTGTTAGCTGTGGATAGCCCCACTAGGCAGATAGCGATCGATGTGGTGTCGGCATCACGAGTGTGGTTTCCCACAGCATCTCGCCGCCTGGTCAGGTGGACGGTGCCATCAGGTTCGATCACGTAGTGGAACCCGCAGCGCAGCATCCCAACCATGCGGTGGACCTTGATGACATCAGCTACGGTGGCAGTCTTGTCAGGCCAGCCGTGGATGATGATTGATGTGGTCTCCTTACGGAGGGCCATCTTTGTCATTCCTTGAGCCAAGCTAGTGGGATTGATTTGTCAGCATAGATAAAGCCATGCTTAGTACACCAGTCGGCATAGGTAGTCTTCGACCCCTTATTGATGGTGGCCTTAGATCGACTGAAGACGAACCGTATGTCTTTGTCTGGGTGTTGCTCCTTAATTAGTAGATGCTTCTGGCGATCTGCTGTAAGGAAGCGCCCCTTAGTCTCCACGATGATGCCATTAGGGAGAACGAAGTCTGGGAGATACTTGTGAGGCTTTGAGGGGGTTGTGTAGGGGATGCGTGAGCTTGGATCTTCGTAGGCGACTGACACCCCTAGGGATGCCAGTTCCTCCGCTACCTTCTCCTCCAGGCCCGAGCGGTAGCCAGCTTCTTCAGCCACCGCATTCGGGTCACTGGAGTACACCAGCCTACCCTTAGAACGCCGTCGAATCATCCGCCTCTAGGGCTTCATCATCACCGGCACCTGAGATGTCCTCCTGGGGCAGGGCGTTTCCCTCGTCGGAGTAGCCATCCTGCTCAGTGAAGCCATAGCCTTCAGCCCCACGGCTACCACCAGTCACCAGATCGATGACCTGGACGGCCTTCAGCTTCCTGCTGATGCCGCACTTGCCGGTGCCTGGGATCCAATAGGGAGCCACCTCAAAGGCCACGATGCCCTTGGAGCCGCTCCATACCTTGTTGCCGTCCATCTTAGTGCCCTTGGAATCAAAGACATCAGGACGCTGGGTGCCAGTCTGGCCAGTCTTGGGGCCACTCTTGTAGACCCAGGTGGCATTCATGGCGAAAGTGAAGGTACCCTCACCAGTCTCCTGCTCCTGGTCGTCGTAGACTGGGGTGAAGAAGTCATCGATGCCCAGCTTGCCGAGCTTCTTGCGGGTAGCCACAGGGAGCTTGTCGAATGCCTCCTGGCCAGCCGCAACGGCAGCGTCGTGCAGGGGCTGGAGCTTGGCGACAAGGGCCGCTGTGTCCTTCGCACTGAGGACCAGCTTCACGCTGTAGCTACCCTCAGCTTTGAACTTGGTGTCTGGGGTTCCCAGCTTGGGGAAACTGAAGACACCCTTAGGGGAGTTGAACTTGGGGTTAGGGGGGCGTTTCTGATCAAAAGCCATGTTCTATTCAATCTCCCCAATGGCGCGGAGGCAGGTCCGCAGGTTGGCAACGAACGCGTACACATCCCCCTTAGCCATAGGTCTCTGCATGAAGACCGGCTTATTAGAGTCATCGTTGAGGATCTTTTCAACGCTCAACCAAGCATCGAGAGGGGCACAGAAGGACCACATGCGGCCACCCTCAGGGGTCAGCGTGGACTTGTCTGTGTCGCTCGGAGGGGGCACCTTGATGGGGGGGAATGCCGACTGGGCACGGGCCTCAGCGAAGATGTCGGCGATCACCTCAACCTTGCGGCGGGCCTGGTAGTAGTCTTCCAGGTCTTGATGGGACAAATACATTTAGCGTTGCTCCTCAGAGTAATGACAGGACATCGATGCCCATGTCTGTTGCCCTCAGATAGAGATCGAGGGGGATGGCCTTATCAGCGGCCAGTAGTCGCTTGATGTGCCGCACCAAACGGGCACGGCGGATCATGTCAAAGATGACTTAGGCTCCAATTCGTTCGCTGCCTCGAGGACACCCAAGGCGAAGTCGCGAGCCTCAGAGGCGGTCATGGATACTGTGAACATTCCACCTTTGGGGATATTCGTGTCAGCAGGGAGGACCAGGACCACATAGGCTGGCTCTGGATCCACGGTGGTGATGCCGATCCCGCTCACTTAGGAAGCTCTTCTTGGACGTATTGCTCGACCGCTCGGAACTCGGGGATCTGCCTCTTGTTGGTATGCCTAATGCAGTACTCGGCGGCACTCACAGCGTCATCTGTGTGGACGCCGTAGTGGTTGCATAGGAGGACAAAGGCAGCCCCAATCCCAATGACCTGTTCACCAGGTGGATGGGACTGGAGCTTATCGATGACGGCCATAGCGGCCTGGGCTGACCCATAAGGATCAGCATTCATGATCTGGTCGCGGAACTTGTGTGCTGCTTTCATGAATTGATCTGGTAGTAGTAAAGACCCATCAAGATGACCATCACTATCAGGTATCCTCTCAGTACGTATCTAGTTCTGTATCCCAGCATTCGACTTATCCTTATTCCTCTGCACTAGTATCTGTCTCATCATCTTCTTCAGTCTCATCTTCTCCTCATGATCCTTGGGGTACGACAATACTAGGGGCTTCTGTCGGAGGTGCTTGTTAGGTGACCGCTTAGTCACTGTGCCAGTCTCCCTTCATATTGCAGGGCATTCCCCACCCAGCGGGCCAGGGCCTTCTTCTCCCTACGGTCCATCAGGGTCCGGTCTAAGGTGGTCCCATCCACGGTTACTGTGTCGTGGGCTGCTCCCAGTCGGATGGTGATTGAGGTTCTTTTCATGAGGACTCCTGTAGGGGGTTTGAGGTTGTCTCATAAGTCCGTCTTATTCACCCCTAAACAGGAAAGTCCCCATATGTGAACGGATCACGCAAAGAAGAAGTCACTGTCCAGGACCAGCTCAGGGTCCAGGTCCCCCATAGTCGGCACTGGAGGAAGATCGTCGGCATACTCAGGGGCAACTTGTGAAGCCAGCTCTGCACGAAAGTCAGCCAGCACGTTGGCCTGATACATATCCACAAAGGCCTGCCTGAGGGCTGCCGCAAGGATGTCCGAGTCAGCCGCGTGGGTGGCATAGCTGTCGTGGATCATGGCGAAGGAGTCCACCCCATTGGCAGCACAAAGGTTGATGGTCAGCATCATGTGGGAGCTGTCGAGGGAGTGGACGAAGTTAGGGCTGACCCCTGAGGATTGCCTCCTCTTGTCCAAGCGTTCCCCATCGTTGGAGATGACGAGGTCATACCTGGACCCCCCAACAAAGGTCTTGAGGGTCTGGAGGATCTCCTCGCGGTACTCCTGCAGCACTGGGAAGCCGTTAGGGGCCGTCCAGTAGATCGGCAGGCCATCCCTCGAGGCCACCTGAGCGCACTCTTGGAGGAACCTCATGGCCTCCACAGCAGCCACCACAACCTCCCCAATGCTGTCCCAGATCAGAGAGGTGATCCACCCGGCAGCAGCAAACAGAATGTCCCGATTGAAGTAGGGGATGTCCCGCTTGAGGTTCTGCTCCTGGATGAAGGCAGCCACACTGTCCCGCATGCCATAGGCCTTGGCACCATACGGCAGGGTCATCACTGGCCCCTTGGTAAGCTTGCGATTGATCAAGCCGCTCGAGGCCCACTGGATGGCCAGCTCGTCCCCCTCGAGGGCCAGGGCAGCCACCTTGTCGCGGACCACCTCAGCCACCGTACCGTAGATGTCCGCAGGCTTGTCCTGAGGGATCAGGTTGACCGCAGCTCCCCCTACGCTGTCCCTCAGGGCCATTGAGAAGTTCTGCAGGCCATTGCAGGAGCCGTCGAGGGCGATGGGTAGGTGGGAGACATAGCTCTGCCCATGCTTCAAGTACCCAGCCCACTCGAAACAGAACGCCAGGAACTGATAGGGCTTGTCAGCCTCAGTCCAGAAGCGAGAGTCGAGAGGGTTCTGCGCTGCATCGAGGATCTCCACCTGGCGGTCCTCGACCCACCTGATGCGGTCCTCGAATGACACCTTGTCTACCCCGTAGAGGTTCGCCCCGTGGATGGCCAGCCAGGCTGCCCCGCTTTCACCCAAGGGTTTCCCATCAGCGAAGTGGAGTAGCCCCTTGCACCAATCCTCACCCTGAGGGGTCAGATAGAGGGAGCGTGGATACATCCTGCCTCTGAAGTCGAGGAAGTGTGGGAAGTAGATTGCTGGCTCGTCGCGGAACTTCTGGGCCACGAAAAGCCCCTGGTGGAAAGCCACAATTCGGCTGCGGATCTTGGCGTTGGCCTGGTGCTTGTTGGTGGCCTCAGCCTTCCACGCTCGCACCACGTCTTTATCCTCAACCTGATCGAGAGGGAACGGTGGGAGTTCTAGCAGGGCATCATGGGGCAACCCTCCCAATCCTGACTGGGCCTCGTGGGCAGCCTCCATCACCTCGAGGATGGCATTGTTGATTTTCCAGGCGGTGGATTGCACACGGTTGATCGCCTGGTAGACAACAGGCATCTCGACTGACATCAGCTCGCGGAGGTAGATCTTGTTGCGGGTCTTGACGAGCTGCTGCCTCTTGATCTCCCCCGACAGGTACCCACCGTTGAAAGGTGAAGTCCACTCCACAGGTGGGCAGATCATGGGCAAGAGGATAGGGGACATCCACTCGAGGCGATTCTGCGAGTCTCTGAACCACTCGATGGTCGCATCTGTGGCGCGAAATACCACCTGACTCTTGTTGTTCCTACGACCCAGCTCCTTGGTCTCAAACCAGCCCGTCACCATGATGAAGTCGAGGCATTTGAAGCCCACCTTGGCCATGTCTGAAGGTGACCACTCAGGCGTTTCAATGCCATAGCGGGAGATCGAGCGTTTCAGTCGGGCCTGCTTGAGGTTCGCCCCGAGCTGCTCGATGTTCACGCTGTCGAGGACGTTCTGCATCAGGTGGGGCTTCTGTTCCTTGAAGGCCCTTAGGGCGATCTCGTCGTAGATGGCCCTCCCAATGCCCATCGCGATGGACTGCAGGCGCACCTCTTCTGTGAGGGCGTTGACACAGACCCGGGCCGTAATGAACGCGATGATCTCAGGCTCGAGGTCGCGGATGAACTTGTACGCCACATGCCTGCGCCCAGCTCTGCCTGTCTGGGCTGCCTCGAAGAACTGCCGCACCTGCTCCGTAACGATGTCCAGGGACATGCTCACAAGCTGCCCCCCAGGCTGTGTCGAGGACTGGTCACGATACTCCTTGGCCTTCCTGGCCCTCTCTCGATACCTGGCAACCCCCAGCTCGAGCATCTCCTGCTCCATATCGACCTGTCGCCTGATCATCTGCTCGGTGATTTCGCGCATGCTTCTACTCCCAAAACATTTGGTGGTGCGATGGTGTGTGAATAGTCCCCAATTGCGGGGTGTGAAATGGAAAAAAAGCCTGCAAGCACAATGGCTTACAGGCAATAGGTGGGGATTGTCCCCAAGCGTGATCTAAGAGGCATCCGATTTTAAGTCTGATGCGTATACCAGTTCCACCACGTCCTCAAAGGGTTAGCTCTCACTGATGTGGTGCTGGTGGGCTGGTTCACCACCGTCACACCACAGTCAGTCGGGAGCATTGAGGGCCGCTGCGGCAGAGTCAAGGCTGTTGGGGGCGAGGTGGGCATACTTCATGGTCTGCGCGATGCTCTTGTGACCCAACCACTGCTGGATCACAGGGATGCTCACGCCCTTCTGGACGAGCCTGGAAGCACAGGTGTGCCTGAGAGTGTGGATTACCCACTGCTCGTCATCCTCCTGCCCAAGCAGCACCTTGACGCGG